AGCAAACCGACCAAGCGCCTCATCCATAACGCCACTGACTCGTGCTGTGGATGGAGCTTGATTCATCCTCAAACTCTCCAACTCTTGCTTCATTTAATGAGCTATCTTTGGGTAGTCTTTGTCGAAAGTGCCAGCCACCTGCAACTGATCGTCAGTTGCAATCTCTTTCATAACTGGAGCCTCCTTCACTGGTAAACCAAACCTACTGACCTGTTTCTTAAGGTGAGCTGACCAAGCGGGTAAGTCGTTTGACCAGTAGTCTGCTGCTTTGCCTAGCCACACCTTGTAGGTCTTCTCACCGTATTGATTGACTTTCTCGGCATTTTTCTTTTGTCTGATTGCGGAATCTTCATATCTTCCTTAGATCCAGTTCACACCAAGTTTTCCATTGTGTGCCCGGATTCTGGCTATCACCTACGCTGCTCTCTTACCCATCGACTACCTCAGCTCTGCATACTAGGCACTCATGAGATGACAAAGATACCCATGTTTAGCTAGAGCGGGGAAAAACGTAGTGAAGGCTTGCGTAATCTGCTCGGGACCATATAGAATGCAAGCTGGTGCATCTATTTGGCTCCCTCCCTCCAATGTAACCTTAGTGAGTTGAAACTAAGGCATAGTCCTTTCCTTTAGTGTCTTAAGCGCGGTGGATGCTGACATTTGAGTGATAGCGTCAAGGTCTTACTAAGTCTTCTTGAACTTAGTTATAACGTCCTGTGAAGAATTCCTGTAGAGATCCCCTAACTCAGGTCTCTTCATTTCCTCCTTTTCCATTAGGATACTTGCTGTAAATTAATAAGGATCAATATTTTCTTGGCCTCTCCCGATCTCAGTGAAATAAACAGGCTATGCGGCTGCGCGGTCATGGAAATGGTACTCAAGAATTTTGTCTGCCTCAGACATATCATCGAACAATCCGTCACATCGGCTCTAATCAATGAGTTACGTGTGAGGTGGTGAGGCTTGCATGCTCACTTACTAAATGATAAGGTCTAAAGCTTTCCCATATATGAAATCCAAATGAGAGTGCGTTGCAGTCGTTATGGCACTACCCATACTGTGTACATTATGCTACTCAAGGTACGCTGTTTTCACGTTTCTTCTCCACTTATCAGGGGTTGTCTCAAATTCTTAATGATGGTCAGGGGAAATCAGCTTCAAGAACTCACCTAGCTTAGGCCATTTGCCATATTAATGATACAAAGACAACGACTTAGCCCTAAGCATAATACTTTTGCCTTTAACCCCCAGATTCTTGCCAAACCATCCAAGCTTAGCTATGGCATGGTCCAGCCTCCTGTAACCGACTATTCCTGCCACTTAAATTCCTCCTTGAGACACACTGGTTTCCTCCAGTACAATCTTACAGAAAGTAGGTCTTGTCTAAATGGGTCCGTAGGACTCAATTGTGGCGGAGAATCCTAGTGAATCATAAGTATTCAACACATGGTCCTTGTATTTCAAGCATTCTTCTTCCGACCCTATGAGTGCGGTGATGTTGTCATCTCCCTCGACCAAAGTGGATGTGCGCACTTCGCCCTTGAATTTCTTTGCGGCATATCTAGCGAGTAACTCAGATAACAAGGTGTTGGTTAGCGCTGTTGTCATCTCTCCAGAATTGCGACAAGTGGGTTGGACAGAGGAACAGTGGTGCCCTCTTAAGACATTAGTATTCAGTGCGATTGCACTCCAAAGCTCCATTCCCTGCACTCCAAGTATTCTTTCAAACAAGGCCCTTTCAATTTCCCAGATGATCCCGCGCTGTGCTGAATCATAGGATGAAATATCCACACACATGTAGTTGTTCGCTAGCCCAAGTTTTTCAATCATGTGTGGTATTATCTCCTGATCGGTTAATCCCTTGATCATGAGTCCATTTGGTCGGATAGCATACACCTGATGGGCAACCTTCTCATAGAGCGCGGCGGACACTGATCTAAGCCCGTCCTCCCTTGCAGCTATCATCCGTGGCCAAGGCTTTCCGAACACCACCTCCTTCTTGACATGGACCTTGGAACAAGTTCTGATGTCTTGGTTGGAAGCGGCCTTCTCCATAATTGCATCAATGGCATCATGGAAGACACCCTTCTTCTTTGTGATATCTGACGATTATCCACTAGTTCATGTACCACTTCTGATAGGTGGAGCAAGTTGTCGTGGTCCAACTGGTCTGGGCGGTACTCATCCCAGATAACTTTCCTAGAAAAATTGACGAACTCGGCTAACTCTTCTGGATTCACGTAGCCTTTACTCTTAGTCTGGCGTTGAATCATGGCGTACGCTTCATTATGTGGACACCCATTGAAAGTGGCGTAGTTGAGGTCTTTGACCACAGGGCCAATTTAGTAAAAGCATGGCTACCCACACTTTTCCTTGTGCTCCTTAACGTGCCAAGTGAAGCCTTGATCTGAGTTTAACTGAATTTTCGGACACCCTACACAAGCTGCATGCATGACGCACCCATCAATGGTCTCGTTTACCCATGTGTGCTTTCCTAGATTGTCTGTGTGAATGTCTGGGTATTTTAGGAAACCGTTGCTTTGATCTATCT